TTTTTAATAAACCCTAATTGTTTTTCAGCTAGGTTAGCTGTAGCTGATATGTAAAGTATTCTAAGTGTTGGGTCTTTGGTTAATTCCCAAGCTACTCTATAGGCTATTAGTCTTGACTTGCCGTGATCCCTTGGAAACAAAAGAAGTTGAAAAGGTTTAGCTTCTTCTCTTGTCCACCACTCGCAAACATCTTCGTGACATTGACCAAGCACTTGTTCAGGGGCTACTAGATTAATAAAGGTAACTAAACTATTTTCAGCAGCAGTTTTTATTTGTTCTCTAATAGCCACTTAGTTTATTGCTCCGTGTCCCTATTTGCCATCTTTTCCACTGAATGTCTTATAGCTTTAATATTTTCATCCATACGACCAAGTGTGACAGCTTGACTTTGAACGACAGTTTCTAAGGATTCTAGTCTTGTTTCATGTCTAATTAAATCTTTTTTATTATTTTCTATAGCATTGTCTAAACTAGAGACATACCAAACTAAGGCTATTGTCTGACCAATAATGGCTAAAATAAAACTAATAGGTATTGATTTAGTCATAGTCCAACTGCCTTCACTTAGTGTACTCTTCGCCATGATGTGCCTTCCTTGTAGTAGACCTTTTCAGGTTCTACCCAAGAACCTTCATATTTAGCATATGGATCAAATATTTTCCATACGCCGTTTTCTTTAATATAGGCTGTTGATGAGAATAGAATGAAAGTTGGTTGAGATGTTAGAGAACTTACGCCTGAATTAGTAAGTTCAAAAGTAATTCTAATGTTATTATCTTCGGTAACTCTTGTATTTCCATCTTCAGTTATTCTTGTAATTTCTTCGGCTATACGACCAAACTCAGCATAAATAACATTTGAGCCTGTTGCAGATACTGAGGCACTTCCAGTTAAAGAAGATTCGGCAGGAATTAAATTACCGAGTACTGTACCTTGAGCCTCTAAAGAACCTGCTGCTGACAAAGAACTAACAGCTTCTTGTATCAGGCTACCTAAAGAAACTACATTTCCTGTAGAACTTAAAGTACTTAGTGCTTGTTGAACTTTATTGCTTAAAGCTACAAGACTAGCTGTAGAATTAAAAGAACCTTCCGCTTGTTGTGTTTTTGTAGTTTCTGCAGATAGGTTAGTAGAAGAATTTAAATTTGAAGAACCAACAAGACCTAAAGTCGATGCTGCAACTTTTGAGCCTTGAGTACTTAGTGAGGATGTGGCTTGTTGTGTTTTTGTAGCTACAGAAGAAATACTTCCTGTAGAACTTAAACTACTTAATCCTTGTTTACTTTTTAAACCTACAGCAGCTAAAGTGCCTGTAGAACTTAAAGTACTTGCTAAAGGTTGTACTCTTGTACCTGAAGCTGCTAGAGTTCCTGTAGAACTTAAGGCACTTTCTAAAGGTTGTACTCTTACACCTGAAGCTGCTAGAGTTCCTGTAGAACTTAAAGTACTTGCTAAAGGCTGTACTTTTACACCTGAAGCTGCTAGAGTTCCTGTAGAACTCAGAGTACTTGCTAAAGGCTGTACTCTTGTACCTATAGCAGCTAAAGTACCTGTAGAGTTTAAAGCAGAGGCAGCACTGTGTACAACTCCTGCAAAATTTTCAGTTACCCTTGTATCACCATTCTCAAGGATACGGCTGTCTGATGCTTCTGTAATACGAAAACCGTCAACAGAAGAACTAGCCGTACCTGTAGACCCTATTGGGCCAGAAGATAATGGTGAAAAGCCTAACATAGGAGTCTATTATTCTCCTAGTAGGGTAGCCAAGTCCAGTGCTTTTAGTGCATCAGGTGTGCTTGCCGCAGCAATACGACTGTCTGCTGTGATGTCACGTAGGGTTGCCTTTTGTGCTGCAATAGCATCTGCACCTGACCCTGCTTCCAGAGCCTTCATGTAGTCTACATCCAGTGCTTCAAGCCGTGGCTTGCGTTCTGCACGAAGGTTGTCCTTGTGAATTTCTTTGGCCTTCGCCATGTCCACCTCAATGACTGCCTCATTGAAAGCCCAAGCGCCCCGAAAGGTGCGATCAGTTGGAACTGTCAGAGATGCTGCATCACGAACATCTCCGTTTATGTTTATGTACGTTGTCATGCTGCTAATCTCCAAGCATTTCTAAAGCTGCGGTCAGTTGGTATTAGTTCAACAGGGACGATCCGCATTATCGTCCGATTGCCTTTGTAATCTCGCCACACAGAGGGGCAGATGTCTTTCATAATGAGATACTCAATGGCTTCTTCTTCTGACAAAGGGCCAATGGGTTCTGCGTATGGATGCTCTTTTGGCTCACCATCTGGCACATCTCTGTCACGTTGATAGGTGTCAATTGGCGGCAAGATGTTGCCCTCTAATGCACAAGCCATCCAATTAGGATCAGGCACAAGCACCTTGGCAGGGGCTTCTGGATCGGCAGGGTCCTCAAAGACCACACGGTACTTTGACTGAACTGGCTCAAGGCGGCTTTTAGCTTCTGCTAGTCTATCCCATAGGTGTCCGTGGGTCATGCTAGGTCTCCGTGTGCTTGAAAGGCTGCATAAGGATAATCGCCAAGTCCACTCTCAGATGCACCTACATAAACTGTGATTAACCTAGCATTGCTTGCTGCTACAGCACTGTTTTCTCTTGGGCGAACAGTATAAGCATAAGTTGTTATAACCGATCCGAAAGCAAAAACACCACCTATAGTATAATTAGCACTGCCAAAACTATTAGAGTATTCAAAAGTATAATCACCAGTACCATTATCAGTTAAACTACTAACTCCGTGACTGTCACGAATAACAGCAGTGCCTGTTCCATTCCAACAACACCAAGCCTTCGCAGACCCATTGACCACATAGCTTGTGCCGACTGTTGTTGTGCCGTCTGAAACATTGCTTACGCTAAGGGTACTCATGCTAAGTCTCCTAGAAAGGATACAAAAAAGCGATGTGCGTCATTTAAACCTGAACCGTCCCAACAATAATACTTAACGGCAGATGCTGTATAAGTATCGTTGTTTACATCGTGATTAAATATCCGTGTATCATTAGCACCACTGCCATCAAATATTGACCCAACTACGCAGTAGTTATCTACAGAGCTAAATGAAGAAGTAAAGTTAGAGGTTGTCCTTCCAGTTGCATCATCAGTTTGAGACGAAATGCCAAGGCTACTTTTAATAGCAACATTTGGTTGATCATAGGAAACCCAAGCCGCAGCAACCCCTGACACTGCACGACTAGCTGTTTCACCTGTCTTTTTGATGTTGGTGACTGTAATGGTACTCATGCTAAGTCTCCGTGGGCAGTGTAATTGTTGCCGTTACTGTCATAATTAGTTTCTGTAGATGTTGCTATTATTCTCATTTTAATAGAAGCAGCAGGACTACTTGTTGCGGCAGTAACGGTTCTTCCTTCGTCGTTTGTTCCAACTAATGTAGCTGTTGAGGCGTAGCTACTTGAATACTGTCCAGCTATTAAATTGTTAGTAAATGAAAGTGTATGGGAACCAGTACTATGATCTGTCAAAGTTGATATATTAATGCTGTCATTAATTTGAGCAGATGTATATGTTTGATAACTTGCCCAAGCCTTCGCAGCACTTTGTTTTGTCAACGTAACAGGGCCAGTACCATTCGCAGCGCTTATTGTATTTGCTCGTAATTCAGACAATGGACAAGTTCCCCCCTGATGTGACGGTCAGAGTTACACCCGATGCAATGGCTAGTGGGCCAGTTGCATTAGCATTTTCATCTGCGTCAATGGTAACGTTTGTGTTAAGAGTTTGCTCGTTAATGCGGAAGATGTCTCCTGCAGAACTGCCAGTTTCACCGTTTTCACCTTTGAACAGACCACCACCTGCATTATTAATCTGCGTTTGGACATCACTTGTGACACCTGACAGATAGTTTAATTCAGCAGCAGTAACAGATGTATCACTTAAGTCAGCCGTAACAATGTTACCTCTGACAAAGGTACTAATCTGTGTACCAGTAACTTTCTTAGATGTCCCTGCCTCATTGATCTCAAACTCATTAGCTGCTGCTGCTGCAGAAGCTGCGGTAAGGTCACTGATTTTTACGTTAGCCATTTTTGTCTGCCCTCAACATATAATCCTCGTTCACAAAATCAGCCTTGCCAAACAAGCGCTCTGCGGTCTTATCAACCTCTCTAAAATACTTGTCAGCCATTTGATCCAGAAATTCTTCTAGGTGATTTGCATGCATAAGGTCTTGCTTGGCGATGCACTCATTGACGTAGGCGATATAGCCAGTAACTTCTGCCGTTGCTATTTGGGGATGCACTCCAAACTGCTGACAATACTCAATCGCCGCTAACGAAGCTCGACCCCCTTGGATCAGATTGCGATACACTAACTCGAAACAACGGCGCACATGGTGGCGCTTTTCTTCACGTTCAAACGCAACTTCGTCCCATTCGTCGATGCCGTGCTTGGCCTTAATGTTGTCATAAGCGTCGATCATCGTGGCAATGTCTTTTATGCTGCCGTTTATCTTGTTTTCCATCTGCACAAGAGAGTGCCTAATGTGTCTTAGCTTGGCCTCTGAAACCGCATCGTCTTTGCCTTCTAGCTCCATAATTTCCTCACGCAATTCTGCGTGTTTTACTTGGCTTTCGGAAAGGGCTAGTTTACGCTTTTCCACTTCAGCCGTGATCTGGCGAAGCATCCGCATAGGGCTGTGACCGTTCAACATTGTAAGGGTCATCATGCTTAAAGTGGTCTGGCTATTGTTGCGATCAAAAGCCCTAGTCGCTTTATCAATTTCTGGCAGTTTTTCCGCTACTCTAGCCGCAGCAACCTGATTGATGTTCTCAGACGCCTCTAAGGGCAAACTAAATGTTACGGGTTTTGTGACGACATTACTCATGATGGTGACCCTGACAGACCGCCTACACCTCTGGCGCTATAGCTTAAATCACCGTAATCACTGGCGTTTCCTGTTGTTTGGACTGTGACCTTCTGTATCATGTCGGTGTATTCACCACCAAAAAATGTGGCTAGTGTGCCATTCGAGGCTGATCCTAAAAACCTTTTAGCACTTGCAAGATCGCCAAAGTCAGTTGCGTTGCCCGTTGTAGCGGTTGTAATGTAGCTAATTACATTTGTATCTGAGCTTGTACGTCCACCTGCGTGCAGTGACCGTGTATCATCTCCTCCGCCTGCGCCTTGTTTTGTGCCTTGCGTTAGGTCGCCAAAGTCAGTTGCATTGCCCGTGGATGCAATTGTGATGTAGTCGATTATATTCTTATAATCAGTTGCGCCTTGGTCTACTCCCCCCATCATTACACCACGGGCGTCATTGCTCCACGTTGCGGTTACACCTCTATTATGTGTGGGGTCGCCAAAGTCGGTTGCGTTGCCATCGGTGGCCACCGTGACGTATTGGATTACAGCGGCAAAAGTAAAAGACCCAGCAGGAGCAGGGGAGAACACAGCGTAAGTTGCATCATTCATAGCAGAAAGACCCTGATACCCAGTATTTAATAAGTCACCGAAGTCTCCTGCATTGCCCGGTGTTGCAATTGTAATTTTGTCGATTGCCCCAGATGCACCATCACCGCCCTGCATTACACCCTTTGTTCCGTTTGACCCACCGCCATTGCCAACATATTTCCTTGCAGAAGTCAGGTCGCCAAAGTCTGTCGTATTTCCACCAGAGGTTATATCAAAGTATTCGATGATATTCTGAGAACCAATGCCGCTTATCTCACCGCCATAAGCAATACCACGATCCCCGTACCAAGTTGGGAATGACAACAGAAAATCGACTAACCTTGTTGTGTATTTGATGCCGTCTGACGCAGAAAGCCGTGCAGTAAACGACCCTGCATGAGCAGAATTTGTGCTTGGGGTAAACGTATATACGCCTGTGCTTTGGTTTATAGAGGTGTCAGATGAAAGCTGCGAAGGTCTTGCGTTGTTGGCTGTTTTATATGCAAGGCCATAGGTTATATCAAACCCTTCAGGGTCTTGAGCCGTCATTGTGACGTTAACCGTTGAACCCGTTCCACCGTCTAGTGCTACCTCAGTGGTCGGCGGCTCGGTTAGAATAACAGGGCTTTCGTTGTCGAAGTCTTGTGCAGCAGCCGTGACGAAAACCACCGCATTGCCACTGAGGTTTAACGCATTGCCTGAGTTTGAGCTTTCAGTGACAGTACGACTAAGCGTTGTGCCCGAAGCAGTATATGTGCCTGTGCCGATTTCCCAAGCATTACCGTCCTCTATCGTATACCGAACAGTATCGCCATTACTCACTCCTGCGGCGGCAAAACTTTGGTATCCGTCTGAGGCAGAGCCAAGAGTAATCGTGCCAGTGCCTGTCGTACTGGTGGTCATCTTGGCTCTGTTGACTAGCTTAACCATAGGGTGTTCTTTCTATTAAGCTAGAGTTAAGTCAAT